CTATTTTAAATCAGGTCCTGGTGGAATAACTCATATGTCTGGTCCTGCTGGTTCTTTTAAACTGAACCCAAGAGACTCTGTATTGGCAACAACCAATCCAATACCTGTAAATGATATGATGACAGGACCACCTGGTTCAATCAACACAAGTGCTAATGTAAATGTTGCAGTGGGTGGTAGAATAAGTGGTAGAGACATAATATTCTTTCAACAACAAGGTGCGGAATTTGCTGGTGGTGCTAATGGTGAGGGTATGGCATAATGGCATTAGAAAATTTAAAATCGGCTTATAATAATTTAAGTATAAACAATGCTAAAAAGGCAGTAAATGAGGTACAACGTAATATCAGTATTGATAATGCAGTCAAACGAACTGAAAATTTACTGTTAGGTCGAGGAGTAACTGATTTTGCAGTTACAGATTTGGCTAATCCATTTTTAACAAATATTGATTATTCTGCTCGGTCTTCGGTTGGTTTGGCTTTTGGTAATCTTGGAGATAATCCACCAGACGCAATAGATAAGGCAGTTGATGCAGCCCTTGAAGCAAGATATGAAATACCAAAACCAGATAATCCACTATTAGGTGCTGTTGTTGATGAGGCAAATAGAGCTATTGATACTGCAAAAGTAAGAGTCATACAAGAATTAACAGAGGCTGCACAAGTGCCTGTTCTTGGAAGACCTACACCGTTTTTGGATTTAGGACGACAACCTGGTGAGACTAATTATATTGACCTTGTTTCATTACGTCCTGTTACTAAAGAAAAAGTTGATGACCAAATAGCGCCAGAAAAAAGAGGTGACTTTTATCTTAGGATAAAAGATTTGAGAGACAACAGTCACATTTATTTTAGAGGTTACATTACTGGTATAACTGAAAATGTAAGTCCGTCCTTCACGCCTACTAATTACGTTGGTCGTAGTGAACCTGTTTACATGTATGAGAGGGCGGAGAGAGACATTAGTTTTAATTTAAAGGTATATCCAGCAAACTATACTGAACAAAAAATAATGTATGAAAAAATGGAAAGACTAACTTCGTTAGCATATCCTGAGTATTTACCTGATGGGAATGGTTTAATAAGAATGAAACCACCATTTACAGAATTATACATGGCACACATAGGAAAACGAGATAGAGGTCAGTTTGGTTTTATAAAATCAATTTCATATACTGTAAATGAACAAGGTGATTGGGATGCTCTAAGGTCTTTAGCAAGACACTTTGATATAGCCATATCTTATCAAATACTAAACAAAAAACCACCACAATTAAATGATAGATTTTATGGAGCTTACTAATGAGTCGATACAATAATACAAATAAAATTCAAAACAAAAAATTTGTTTCTATTGGTACGTCTTACTTACCAAAGTTTACACAGAACAATTCAGATATTTTACTTATTGCAACAGATGGTGATAGATGTGATTTGATATCACAAGAATATTATGGTACACCTGAATTTTGGTGGTATATAGCCTCGGTAAATAATTTAAAATCAAATAATATTGAGGCTGGAACTCAGTTAAGGGTGCCTATTTCTACAGAACAAGCCAAACTAAAATAAAATGGATTTATCAAAAAAAGTTTTTGGAGCGAATGTTTCCAAAGAGATAATAAAATATTTTGATGATTTGCAAAGGGGTGGTTTTGATGTTGAGTTAAGTCCATTATCTGAAGTTCAAACTCTAGATTATCAAAGCTATCTTGGTGACAGAACTCCTTATGCAAGAATGTGGACTGCCGTAAATGTTAAGGAGGAAATAAATGATGGTGAGGGTTTTGATAGAACTTTTGTATATTCAATTAATGAAAATAGAGAAGGTTCTTACAATGAAAATGAGTTAGATTCATTACAGCAAGAAGCAAGACAATTTATTGAGTCTAGTTTTGGATTTGATGCAAATTATAGACCACAACTTGATAATAATCCTTATCTAAAACCAACTGCTGGTATCACATCAATCAATTCAAAGTCAGAGGGTGCAGTTGGTGCTCTAAGAAGGACGACTGTAAATTTTATTGTTCATAATAAACAAGACTTTGAAAATATATTTTTACCCTTTTTTCTAAAACCAGGTGCCACAGTATTCGTTGATTTTGGTTGGTCTGATAAGGCCTTGTCTTTGTATAATCCTGAATCATTAATTAGTATTGACAACCCATCAATGAATGATTTTTACAAAAGGGTGTACGACACTACACTTGTTGAAAAAGATATTAAAAAAGGACTACAAACAACACTAAGTGGTCAAGTTACAAAATATGATGTCACTATAGATGACAAAGGTTCTTTTTCTTGTACCTTAGAATTTGTATCTTCTAATTATGCACTTTTGGATAAAACTGTTAGTGATGATAACGATTTAAAATTTATTTTCAAAAATGCAATTGAAGAAATGTTAATGAATTATTATCTTAAAATTAGTAATATAAAAGTCGAAACAAATGAACAGGATGAAAATGCATACAAAAAAGTGCCTATAAGTGAAAGGAAAAAATTAGTCAATGATTTTTTTGACCTTGATGAATCGCCCATAATTAGAGGTCAAATAAACACGCTTTCACTGAAGTCTGGTGTGTTTTATCATCAGTTATCAGCCGCCAAAGGTAATGAGGATAAGCTTGATGGAAAAGAATCCCTTTACATATCATATGGTTTATTTGAGGACTTATTTCTCAATCAATTTATATCCTTTTGGGAAATAACCGATGATTCTGGTAAAACAATCGAAACTTTAAAAAGTGAAGAACCTTTTTCAAATTCATTTAGTAGTGTAAACTCTTATGTGAGATATGATGCCGATTTATTTAATTTAATGAGTAAAAAAGTGAGAAGTGACGATGAACTAACGAGTTTTTTATTTCCGGCAAATTGGGATGACACTTACAATAAAATTAAACCAAATGGTAACAAAGGCACTGATGATGACATAAGAAAAAGAAGGATACCAATTAGAGATTTATTTATATCTGTACCGGTCATATCAGAGGCATTTGAAAGGTCTACCAATGTTAATGACGCCTTAGAGTTTATTTTTGACAAGATATATGAGGATTCTGCTAATATACTCAATATAAAAATGATAGCTAACAATGATGCTCAAACATCGATTACATTTCAAGATGTTAATGTTCAAGCAGAAACTTTTGAAGAAAGTGACGAGGATGTTTTGAATTTTGATTTAACCAGTGGAAACTCTGTTGTTTTGAACTCTGATTTGAAGTTTGAAACTCCAAAAGCCGGATTGTCAAGTATGATAGCTATTGGGACTGTAGATAATTTAACTGTTTTTGATGAACTCGAATTAATAAAGTTTAATTTTTTGAATTCAATCAATACAGAAAATAGGAAGTTTAAAGTTCAACATCTACCTTTATATGGAAATCAACCTTCAAAGTTAAAAGCCTTAGATATCAAGATGGATGATTTCTTACAAAATGTTGAAAAAGGTTCACTTGATACCACTCATATAGACCGTACTGATTTGCAAAGGAACGACCAATTAAAATATAATAATTTTGTAAAAGAAAGAAAACAAGCAATACAAGATGCGAAAAAAGATAAAAAGTCAAAATCAAAAAATAAAACAAATAAAGTGAAGGTCACAGATTTACCATCTCAGACATCCGATGGTAGACAGATTTTTTATGCAAAATCTGAAAGGGACGAAATACTTTTAAAAGCTAAAATAAATAATTTTGTGAAGACTAATGAAAATAGCATATCGCCAGTCATGCCAATAACATTAAATTTGAAAGTTTATGGAAATAACTTTTTAGGTATTGGTGATTTTTTCACTGTTAATTTTTTACCAAGCCATTATCAAGACAGAGTTTACTTTCAAGTTGTTGGGGTAGATCACAGTGTTGGGACTGCAATGTGGGACACGACATATACAACAGTAATGAGATTAAAATCCACAAAAAAATATTTTACTAAAGTAAATACACAATCTCAAGAAAAAGAACCAAAAATAGAAAAAGATCCAGAATTTATCGAAAAGAAAGCTATAGAGGCTTCAGATAATGTTAATGCAAAACAATACAAAAACGAAGGACTGCCCTTATTTACAAAAAATATTATTAATGAAAGAGATGCACAGACTACATATATTAATAATCGAACAATAGGACAAGTTGATTATGGTCAAGATGTAATACCTGAGTTAGCAGTAACTTTTGAAACTCATGTGGTTAATGCCGAACATAACAAAGAAAAAGTTGAATCATTAAATCAAAAATTTATTTCAAAAACAAAACTGGCAACCACGATATCTTTTCCAGAAACTTATAACGAAGCCCTTTTAGCATATCATATAGCAATATCAAACCTAATGTTAGGCGATGAATTAATTGATTGGAAAAAAGTAAAAGATGATTATATTGATTCAGAGTTAGTACCGTTTGATAATGTTGGTTTAGTCAGAAGGGATGCTCGAAAACTAATACCTAGATTTGGAGCAATTGCTTATGAATTATCAACATTAGACAAGAACACTGAATTTAATAGAGTAATGGTAATCCCACGAAATATAAACGATAATTTGAATACAGGTGAATACAAAGACATACTAGGTTATTTAGATGATATTGAAGCATTTTGGTTTGTTGGTGATGCCAGAGCAGATAATTTAGATAAAAATGAAAAACCAGTTGATGAGGCAATACAAAATATAAAACAAAATTTATCCACAGATATAGAACTCGGCCCGATTGTGCATAATGTATTAGAGGGAGATGTAACCTATTCTGGTTATTTTTTCTTTTATGGTATGATTTGGGAGATACTAGAAGGTGATAACAATTTTGTCAATATAAATATTCAAGGTCCTTCAGAATTCAATTTGTATAGTAATATAGTTATACCAGAAAAATACTTAAAAATGAACAACCCTAAAAAGTTTATTGACAGATTAAGAAAAGATTATGTAATTAGAAGATTAGGTAATGTTGATGTAGAAGAATTTTTTACTAGAATTCAAAAAGAAAATCCTGGTTACCCATTTACAGGTAGAACAGATCCTAATAGACTTATTGAAACAGGTAATTTCAATATTACCACACAATTCGGTTCTAATAGTAGTGCCAAAGCCGCAAGAGAAGCACTTGCAGCAGCATATACGGATAGTGAAGGAAAACCATTCAATAGTTATGCAGATTATAAAGCTGCTCGTGATAAAGAATATGGAAGAGATAGATCGCTCGAAATCAGAAAAAAAGATTGGAGAGATAGGCCTGACATATGGTAAAAAAATATTGACATTTTGGTTTTTTATATGTAACTTAACATATGATTAAATTGGTTATCTCTAAACCTAACTGGTCTAAATCTCACCCGTTAAATGACTTAGTTTTAGCTTACGATGCTATAGAACGTAAGTTAGTTTATGCTAATCATTATGAAAAGATGACTGTTAATATAGATTATCCAGCAGACGAAGGAATGTTGATTGATAATTGGAAAGCCGGATATTCTTATGATTTTGCTGGTCGCCCTAAGTATTGTGCTGATGTCCTAAACTATTGGATGACCAACAAACCACTTGACCATATACAATGGGATAACTTTTACGACCAAGATGATTTCACATATTATTATCCATTAGACAAAATGATAGAACAACTATGTGAAGATGTTCCACATTATAAAGATATGGCAGATTTCAATAAGTTAGATAAATTTCACGATGACTTTATAAATGCTTTCGGTGAGTTAGAATCAAATGGTATCGGAGTCAATACAGACTTTACAAAGATATTCGGTAATCATATGTTAAAGTATATCCACAAAAAGAAAATATATCAAAACTATA